AGTAGACTCTACCCAAATGGATGACTCTACAGCAACGGATAGTCGAACAGAAGAACAACTGCTGGCTGACATTGTAGCGAACTCCGAGTTCACTGAATCTCTACCCAATGAGCAAGACGTTCCTGAGTTAGACACGGAAGAACCTGTTGAAGAAGACCCAGAAACAGAGGAATCCGAAACTGAAGAAGTTGAAGAAGAAGTTGAGACAGAAGAAGAAGAAGCTACAGATGAGGATGATACGTCTACCCAAGAATCTGAAGTGTACACTCCTGATGACTTAGACTTAGATGCTAAAGTTGCCATTAAAATAGATGGCGAAGAAACTGAAGTATCTTTTAGTGACCTGATTAAAGGTTATTCTACTGAACAACATCTTTCTAATGAGGGTCGAAAACTTGGCGATGCAAGAAAAAAGTTAGATGAAGAATATGAAAAGAAATTTAAAGAGATAAATGATCTTGGACAAGCTTCTTCAGAAATACTTTATCGAGAAGAGCAAGCCTTAGCAAAAGAATATCACGAAATAGAATCTCAAATAGATAAAGCTAGAAAAGATGGTGATACGTATGAAGTTAATGAATTAAAAGATAAACGAGAACAAATTCAAAAGAACTATTGGAATGCTAGAAATGGCAGAGAAAAATTAGTAAAGCAAGTTCAAGATCAAATTCAAGAACAAAATACAAAACAATGGAATGAGCAATTAGAAAATTTTAAAAAGGCTATTCCAGAGATGATACCTGACTTTAATGAAAAGACAGCTAAAGCAATAAGAGACTTTGCAATAGCAGAAGGTATACAACCAGAAGTTTTAGATACTATTGTAGATCCTGTAATAGTGAAGTTTGTAGATGACTACAGACGATTAAAACAAGGAGTTACTAAAGGCAGTGCTAAAAGAAAAGCAACTGTCGTAAAGAAAGCTCCTGTTCGTAAGGCTAAAACTAGGTCTCAAAAAGAAGTAGATCAAGAGACTAAAATAAGGCAACGAGCTTTTGCTGAAGATTCTTCTAACGAAGATCAAATGGCGTTTCTTCGAGGACTTGCAGAAAAATCATTAAACTTTTAATACCTCGGAGGGTATAATACAATGGCTACATTAGGCGTAAGAGCTTCAGGCGGACCACAAGGTCCAGCTAGAGCAACCAGTGCAAACGTCTCTCAAAGAGAAGACCTTGCAAACTTTATTACGATGATAACAAGAGATGAAACTCCTTTTATGTCATCAATCGGAAGTGCGAAAGCAACTGCTATTTATCACGAATGGCAAACAGATAAACTAGAAGTTCCAGGAAACTCAACTATCGGAGAAGGTACAGACTATTTAGAGCCTTCAGCAAACGGTGGTGGAGGAGTAGGTACTGACGGTGCTTTCTTTAATAAATCAGGTCCAAACAGAACTAGACTAGGTAACTATACACAGATTAATGGTAAGACTATTGCTGTGTCAGGAACTAGAAGGGCTGTAGATCAAGCTGGTGTTGCAGATGAATACGCATATCAGTTAAAGAAAAGAGGCACAGAGCTAAGAAGAGACGTTGAGCATGATATGGTTCATTCTTTTAACGTATCTGCAGCTGTCGGTGCTCAAAACGGAACTGCAAGAACTGCAGGTGGATATCAATCATTCATCAATAGCACAGATACTGTTAACTACGTAGGTGGTTGGGCAGCTCCAGCTACTGCAGGTGATGGTACACAAGTTGTAAAATCAGCAGCAGCAGGTACAGGTGCTCCAGCAACTGGTTCATTATCATTATCAGAAATTGATTCTGTTATGCAGAAGATTTATGAAGAAGGTGGTAAAGCAACTAAGATTATGATCTCACCTAAGTTAAGAAGAGATTTCTCAGACTTAATGATTAGTGATACTGGTGTTGTAAGAAATATAGATGAGAAAGGAAAGTTAAGACAATCAGTAGATGTATACATGTCAGACTTTGGTGACCTAATGGTTGTACCAAACTATATCATGGGTCTAACTAATAACGTTAGATTTACTACTTCAGCTGGTCCAGGAAATAACTTAGCAGCAGATACTAACGTTGCTAACTTCTCAGCACTTATTTATGACCCACAGTGGTTCGCTATGGCTTCACTAAGACCTCTAAAAGAAGTCGATGTAGGGCAGAAAGGTGATTCCACTATCGGTATGATGGTTGAAGAGTCAACTCTAGAAGTACGTAACCCATCAGGTTGTGGTGCTATCTACGGTTTAGCTTAACTGTTATTATAAGGGAAGTCAAAGAATGGCTTCCCTTTTTTTATATAGGAGTATAAAATGGCACAAAAGAAAAAGAGTTTCTTTGAAAGTTTATTTAGTTTTAAAATGCCTGAAAGCAGAAAAAAATTAACTAAGAAATTTAAAGATGCTTCTAAAAAGAAAAGTAGTCAAAGTTTAGAATCTGCTAAAAAGTCTGTTAATAAACAAATATCTGAAAGTCGTAAAAAGAATTTTGGTACAAAAAAATCTGGACCACCTAGCTCAGATAAAAGACTTAAAGATGTAGTTAAAAAGCTTGTTCCGTCTGCTATAGGTGATACAAATAAGCCTACAGCTAAGCCAAAGAAAAAGCCAAACATAGCTAAACTTAAATACGGTATGGGTCAAGCCGATTCTATGTCTAAAGCTAAAACAAAACAAGGTCCACCAAAACCTCCAGCATCAATTAAATCAAAAATAAAGTCTGAAAGTAAATTAGATTCTAAAGGTAATTATAAAGGAACAAATATTAAGCCTACTAAATTACAATTAAGTAGAATGAAAAAATCAAAAAAGAATACAATGTCTAATATTACTGGTTCTGAAATGATGAAGAAAAAGAAAGACGATGGTAAAGCACCTATGTATGAAAGCAAAGGTACTAAAGGTGGAGTTAAAATGAAAATGGCTAAAGGCTATAGTGCTGGCGGTCAAGTATTTACAGGGAGATAATAAATGCCAGGAACAATGACACCAAAGAAAGGTATGAAAAAATATACAGGTAAAGGTAAGCCTATATTTAATCCAAAGACAGGTGCTGTAGAAATGAAAGCTATGGGTGGTAAAGTACAATACAAAGCCTATGGTGGAAAAGTAGATGATAAAAACTACAAAGGCTGTGGTGCTAATATAATGAGAACTAAATAGGAGAAGGTATTAAAATGCAATACATAGAACATATAGCGGCTAATGGAGTCGTTACTCATGTTCCAACAACTGGTTGCACCTTTAGAGTCACACAAGCTGCAACTTCAGTCAGCGGAAATAGTGGTACAAAAGTAGGTGCAACAAGAAAGGTAACTCACTTTTCTGTATTAGGATCAGGTGGTGTACCTGTAATCCCAGCAGTTGTACTTGGTACAGGAGTTAAAGCAAGACTCGGATATTTTAATAATAGTGGTCATTTCAATTATATTACTGATGAAAGTGTTGGACCATAAAGGAGATAGAGGACATGGCAAAGGAAAATAACTTTGTGTTCTCAAGTGCCACTGTAGATCAAAAGGAAAGCATAAAAGCCGATTTTGATTTACAGACTGGCGATTGGGAAGCTAAACAAAATGTAGATCAATATATAGAACACGCTAAACATGAAAGAAGTAGACAAGATTACTTTGGGAAAACTAAAGGTGGTTATAGAAAGATGGCTACAATACCAGATATTGTTGCTATAGAGATATTGCAAAATCATAAATTAGATTTGCATGATCCACTCTTTATGAGTAACCCAGCTAATCTAACTAAATTAAAAAAAATTTTAGTAACAGAATATCGTGATTTAGTGATCAACACTTAGGAGTAAGATATGGCATTAACATATACTGAACTTACTACACTCGTTAGAAACTGGTGTAACCGAGACGAAGAGGTTGTGAGTGATGCAATCATTCAAGATTGCTTAAAGTATGCCGCAGATAAGGCTTACCGAACACTTCGTGTTCCTCCTTTAGAAAACGTAGCAATATACGAAAGTTCATTACTAACGTCAGCAACTGCTTTAAGTCAAAGTGGATTAACAGTAACTGAGTTACAATTACCTTTTGATTTAATAGAGTTTATACAATTTAAAGAATTAGATAGCGATGGAAAAACACTTAGAGTGTTTAATGAAAAATTAGATATAAGAACATTTAATGATGTTAATGCAGAAAAATATTCTAACATGAATTACTGGTCAAGGCAAAGAAATGTTGTTTTACTTACTCCAGGATTTAATAGTACAGGAAATGCTAATAGCATAGAGTTACTTTATTATAGAAGATTACCAGCATTAAACGCATTGTATTCAGTTACAGTATTAAATTATAATGCTGGATTCTTAACAACAAGTGGAGCTGGAGCTAATGTACAAGGTTCTGCTTTGTTATACTTTAATAGTAATACAGGAACAACAGCATATGCTACCCAATCAGAAGCACAAGCAGCAGATGCTGGTGGATCAGTAACTAGTACATATTATATAGGAACACTCGTACCTAATTGGCTTAGAGATCAAAATGAAAGAGTATTACTCATGGGTGCTCTTGCAGAAATATTTGCATTTACACAAGAAGATGATCAAGCTCAAAAATATGGTACAATGTTTTATAATGAGATAAAAGAATTAAATGACGAAGATGGAAAGAGGAATGCATCTGGTGGTAATCTACAAGTAAATTTTAATGGAAGAGGGTTAATATAATGACAACTGCAGCAAGACCTGGACAGTTTACAGGTGCAACAGATAACTCTGCCAATGGTGGCTTGTTTGGTGATACTAAAATAGATGGTATTCCTGATTTAGTCGGTGCAGACGTCCTCGCAGCTCAAACAGCTGCAACCAATGCAAAAACATCAGAAACAAATGCCGCAACAAGTGAAACTAATGCAGCTACAAGTGAAACTAATGCTGCTACTAGTGCTACCAATGCAAGTACAAGTGCTACAAATGCAGCAACAAGTGCAACTAATGCGGCTAATAGTGCAAGTACAACTGCCGCAGATGCAGCAACAGCAACAACAAAAGCAGCTGAGGCAAGTACATCTGCAACTAATGCAGCAGCTTCAGAAACTGCAGCAGCAGGTAGTGCAACAAGTGCAAGTACGAGTGCATCTACTGCAACTACTCAAGCAAACAATGCAACAACAAATGCTTCTCTAGCTCAAACATCTGCTACAAATGCGGCTAATAGTGCTACTGCAGCAGCTACTAGTGCCACTAATGCGGCTACTAGTGAAACAAATGCAGGTACATCAGAAACTAATGCAGCAACTTCAGCTACTAATGCAGCAGCAAGTGCAACAACAGCAAGTACACAAGCAACTAATTCAGCTAGCAGTGCAACTGCCAGTGCTAATAGTGCCACTGCTAGTGCAAACAGTGCAACAGCATCAAGTAATAGTGCAAGCACTGCAAGTGGTCATGCAACAACAGCTGGAACAGAGGCGACTAAAGCACAAAATTATGCAGTTAAAGTAGATGGTGCAATACCAAGTACATCAGACTATTCATCTAAAGCATGGGCTGTGGGTGGTACAGGTGTTAATGACGCTTCTGGAGGAGGAAGTGCTAAGGATTGGGCAACAGATACAACTAATACAGTTGATAATACAGAATATAGTGCTAAAGAATATGCGATAGGTACACAATCAGGTAACTCTAATGGTTCAGCTAAACAATGGGCATTAGGTGGTGGTGCTGGATTTACACCTTCAACAGCAGTTTCAGGTGGTTTATATTCAGCAAAATATTGGGCAGACCAAGCAGCAAGTAGTGTAGCTAACTTTGATGAAAAATATTATGGAAATTATGCGAATGATGCGGCTGCAGAGAATGCACATGAAGCAGCAGGGAAAACAGTAACTGTCGGTGACTTATATTATAATACAACACTTAATGCAGTACGTTATTGTCAGGTAGCACCATCAGGTTCAGGAGCACCTGTAGGTACATGGCAATCAATAGCACAACAAGATTTATCAGGCTATGCAACTGCTGGATTTGCAGTGGCTATGGCAATAGCATTATAGGAGAATATAATGGCACAAGATTTTAAAAGATATTTAGAAAGAAATATAGGAACAGCAGCAGTTGATATTCCTGATGGAACTAACTTTGATAGTAATGATACTATAATAGGTATTAACCTTGCAAATGTAACAAGTAATACAATTAATGCAAGTGTATATATTGCTAACGGAGGAAGTAATTATTATTTAATTAAGAATGCACCGATTCCAGGTGGATCGGCATTACAGGTTATGGATGGTGGTGCTAAAGTTGTTGTTCAAAGTGGTGATAGATTGTATGTACAATCAGACACTGCAACATCATTAGACGCAGTAGTATCAGTCGTAGATGCAATTAGTGCATAGGAGAAGTAAATGCCATATATAGGAAATCGAGCAGCTGTCGCATTTAATAGTATTACTAAGCAAGACCTTACAGGGGCTACTGGTGGTACATTAACTTTAACTAATGCAGTTGCAAATGAAAATGAAATAGCATTATATATTAATAATGTTAGACAAGAGCCTGCAACTTCTTATACAGCAAGCGGAACTACTGTAACATTACAAGGTTATACTGTAGCTGCTACTGATGATATATATGTAGTATATTTAGGTAAAGGTCAACAAACAACAGTAACACCAGATGGTTCAGTAACTAGTGCTAAATTTGGTACTGGTGCTGCACATGGTCTTGGAATATTTAAGGGTGATGCTGCAAGTGATTTAGGTGCTATTATAAGAGTACATGAAAATGAATTAAACACAAGTGTAACTATTGATGCTAATACTAATGGTGTAGCATGCGGTCCACTAACAATAGCTAGTGGTGTTACATTAACAGTAGCAAGCGGAGGGGCATTGTCAATAGTATGAGTATATTAAGAACAAATCAAATACAAGATACAGGAACTAATGTCGCAGCAAATATTAGTGGTGGTGTTGTTACCTTTGCTCAACCACCAATAGGTGCATTTATTTCTGTAGCAGATCAATGGAGATTAACTGGCTCTACAAATCAAGGTACAAATGCAGACGTTACTTCAAATTGGGCAAGAGTTAATAATTCTGGTTGGAGTAGTATTGGAACTGGACTAACTGAAAATTCAGGTATTTTTAGTTTTGCATCAACTGGAATATATTTAATTATGCTTCAAGCAGAATTTTTTATGGCAGCTGCTGATGATTCAGCTGCATTACAACTTCAAATCACCTTAAATAATTCAAGTTATGAAACAGTTATGCAAACAAATTCAGGAGGAAGACCATCGGGAGGTGGAAATACTAATCAAGGTGGTGCAGGTTTCTTTTTGTTTAATGTAACAGATATAACAACTCATAAGTTCAAGTTTTTAACAGGTAGTATGGGTACAAACACTAAGCTACAAGGAAGCACTACTATATCAAAAACTGGTTTTATAGTTATGAGATTAGGAGCGTAACATGAGTGAATTAAGATCAAATAGAATTACAGATGTTGCTGGAACGGCATCTCCTATAATTCCTGGAGCAGTATTGCAAATTGTAAGTGTATCAACTACAGAACAAACTACACATGACCAAACTTCTGTAAAAGATATTACTGGATTAACTTTAAATATAACACCTAAATCAACATCTTCAGAAATATTAATAACTGTAAGCATTGGTTCATGTGGCAGAGATGGCAATGGTGATTTAATATTTTATATAGCAAGAGATGGGACAGCTGTAAATATTGGAACTGGAGGAACATATAATTCTAATTTTGTAATAAGAGCATCTTCTGAAGTAAGTGGAGGAATGAGTTATACATTTAAAGATATTCCTAATACTACAAATCAAGTAAATTACAAAGTGCAAATTCAACAATCTGGAAGTGGCAATTTAAAAGTTAATGGTAGACAGTCAGATTCTGTTTTTAAAACTACAAGCACTATTACAGCTATGGAAATAGGAGTATAATATGAGTACATTAAAAGTCGGTGCTATACAAAGCACAACAGGTAATGCTGCTATGACTGTTAGTAATGGTGGTGATGTAACTTTTGCTAATCGTTATCCTAAAGTTGCTTTGATTGCTGATGTCAAATCAGATGGTACAGATGGTGGCACATTTTCTTTAGGTGCTTGGCGAGACAGAGATTTAAATACTGAGATTTATGACCCTGATAATATAGTTACTATATCATCAAATCAGTTTACGATTGGAAGTGGTACATACATTATTGAGTGGGATTGTGCTTTCTTTGATGTAAGTATGAACCAAACAAGACTTTATGATGTTACTGGTGGTGCTTCTTTACAATCAGGACTTTCTATGTATGGTAATCCACCTGACAATGGTTATGGTATAGCATCAGGTTCTGCACAAGTAACTATCACATCAAACAATACATACAAAATACAACATAGGTGTCTTGCTACAAAAGCAAATACAGGTTTTGGTCTTAGTTCAGGCTTTGGCGAAGATGAGCAGTTTGTTCGTGTAAAAATTACTAAGTTAAAATAGGAGGTTAGCATGCCAAAAAGTCAAATATTAAATGCTAGTGTAACTGATAGTACACTAACAACAACTAAGCTAGCGACCCCTAACTTAGGTAGACGTAACATTGTAATAAATGGTGCAATGCAAATAGCACAGAGGGGAACGAGCTTTGCAGGTTTTAGTGATAGTGGGTATCAATTAGATAGATTTAAAACTGGTATAGGCGATACTACAGCACGATTTACTGTTACTCAAGCAACAGCAGGATTAAACGGATTTGCTAATTCTTTTAAATATGATTGTACTACAGCAGAAGCAAGTTTGGCAAATGGAAATGCTAGAGTATTTTTTCATACAAGACTCGAAGGTCAAAATTTACAGCAACTAAAAAAAGGTACAAGTGATGCAGAAAAAGTAACTGTATCATTTTATGTAAAATCAAATAAAACTGGAACATATACCTTTGAATTAAACGACAATAATAATGCAAGAAGCAATTCTCAAACGTATACGATAAGTGCATCAAATACTTGGGAACATAAAATTATTACATTTGATGGTGACACAACAGGTGCTTTTTTTGATGACAATAATAATTCTTTATTTCTTTATTGGCATTTAATTGCAGGTACTAATTATAAGAGTGGTACATTTAACACATCTTGGGCGAGTACTGTGCATGCTAATCGTGTAAGTAGTAGCCAAGTTAATATTGGCGATAGTACTAATAACACTTGGGAGATAACAGGCATACAGATGGAAGTAGGCTCACAAGCCACACCATTTGAGCATAGGTCATATGGGGAAGAACTAGCTTTGTGTCAGAGGTATTATTACAAATCAATGGATGGTAGTCCTGCTGATAATATTCCAAACACCGATAATACTAGTAGTAATGGTACATCTGGTATTACTATGTATAGTGCAACATCAGGCAGAACGCAGTATTTTCAACACCCAGTTCAAATGAGAGCAGACCCAACAGTTACTGTCTATTCATCACAAAGAGCAAATACATCAGGAAGATGGGGTTTATTTAATCATTCAGCTTGGGTTGCTACAGCTACAAGCACACCAACTGTGGATGTTGGCAGAATTACATTTTCAATTACACATGGTTCAAGTTTAACAGCAGGAAATACCTACCTATTAGCTGGTGGATTTGATGCAGATGCAGAGTTATAGAGGTTAATATGAATATTACAAATGCACAATATTATCTTAATGATGATGGAAATAATCAAGGGATAAAGGCTACCATAGATGGTAAACTGTTATATGTACCACTAAAAACTGACAACAGACACTACCAAGAAATTCAAAAATGGGTAGCTGAAGGCAACACAATACAGGAGGCAGAGTAATGCCATATATAGGAAAAGAACCCTTACATGGGGAGTATATAAAGCTAGATCCAATAACAGCTAGTGCTACTGCTACCTATAACTTATTAAGAGGTGGTGCAGCATTTAGTCCTGGGACTGCTGAACAGTGTATTGTAAGTCTTAATGGAGTAACACAAGCTCCTGGAGATGCTTATACTATAAGTGGTAGTACAATAACATTTAGTGAGGCATTAACAAGCAATGATGTTATTAACTATATACTAGTAATG